ACTAAGTGCTAACGCACCACCCATTTCCACATTTTCAACCATCGCGGTAGTGAGACTCTAACTTGTCCCATTTTCCGTGACTGGTCTAGGTCGAAGAGCGGCAGTGCCCCGAGCCTCTGCTCCAAATCGGAGAGAGCCTCAAAGGCAGTGTTCCACTCTTCAGCCGTTGTGGATAGGCTGGTTGCATCGAGGAATGTTCGCACATCTCTTACCTCACCCAGAACATCAAGATAAAACTCCCTGTACACATACTCGAATAGAGTGTGCGCCCAGGCCAGTTCATCCCCTACCACGGTCCAACCAAATAATTGGTTAACCAGTGGGTTATCGGGGAACTCGATTGTTCCGTAGTGAGCCCGTGTCCGGTCAACCGTAACTAGCTGTTTGATGACAGCTAGCTGTGGCTCCATTGACTGAAGTTTATCCAGGAGAGCAGCTTTGAATTTATCAAAGAGACTCTGCCGGTCCACTTCCGACAACGGTTTCACCCGCGAATCTCCCTCGTAAGAGAGAAATTCAATAGGTGTCAAACCATACACGGCCCCAGGAGCCAGAAGTGAGAGAATAATCCCTCGCATTCTGGCAGACTGTTTTAAGAGATTCCGATTCATTGAACCAATAGCTCGGTAACCGTTTCCGGCTATTGCAGCTATCGTCGATCTGGTAAGCCCATGGATACGGGCGTACTGAGAGAGATTGGCTAGGTTACCAATTGCTGCAACCAACTCCCTTAGGGAGATTGGCGACAGGTTGGCACCAAGAACAATGAATCGTTTTGCGAATTCAAGAGCAGTACCGGTTGCGGAGATTAAGGACTTATGAAGTCCAACTCCTACACCAAGCTGTCTCATAACATCAAGGTATACCGATGCTACCCTTTGGTTTGCAATAACTAGGTCATCCCCAAGGATGGCGTAGTCCTCAAACCATTCCCCAATTTTGATTACTCCGGCCCTGTGGGCCGCCCACTGCACAAGTGCATGATGGGTTAGAGCCAACATGGCCCAGGAGGTAAGTGCTCCCATCGGTTGGCCAACCGAGTAATGTACCCGCCCCACACCAAGCTGCGTTGCAGCTTTGTCCGGAAGCCGGTACGCTCGCCCAACTAAGAGAACCATCCACAGGTTCGCCATATGTGCTCCCAGTAGGAGAGACAGTATGGCTGCCTGGAAGACGATCGGTATCCGATCAGTAGCAGCTGTTAAGTCGAAAGACCACAGCCCTACCCGACCTTTCACTTGAAGAGAAACTAATCTCTCCAAGGGTCTGGTCTGATCAAATGTACCGTCCTGAGGTATCAATCTCAGGATCTCG